GTTTTTAGATTTACTAAATTGCCCTGGATCTTATTTGTAAGTCTGACAATTGTTTCTGGATTGCGTAGTGCCATATTATATTTATTTAATTAATGTTATAGGTATCTTTATACCCCCTTTATTCCTATATCCCTTATTTCTTCATTTCTTTAAATCCCTGTATATTGAATTTAATAAAGGATCCTTATAATTCCAAATTATTTTTGAAGTTCTATTGATTTTTCTTTGATTTTTAATAATAACGCACATCTTTCATATAACTCATCTTGAATAAAAAACTCAATTCCCATGTCTAAAGCTTTATAAAAATCATCGTCAGAATAATGTTTAATAGCGTCTATATACCCTTGATCTTCAATATCCACTTCAGATATATAAGACCAAGCTCTATTAAATACTACGTATTCTCCTGCCTCTTTAATATCTTTAATATCAAAATCTTTATTAGATTCTTTAAAAAATTTAAGAACTTTTGTATTAAAATTTAAATGATTTAATATTAACTTTTTATACATACCTACATGAAATATAGGTTTTTCTTTTAATTCATTAAGTGTTTTAGCAGTATTAGTACCATCAAGTTGTTCCCCTGGTATAAATAAACCAAATATATTAGTCAAATCAATCATCTTATTATACATAT